TGTAATTGCCATAATTTTGTAATTTTAAATTGTTATTTTTGTTTAATTTTAAACTTAAAATCAGAAGAATTATCACCTAATACTTTTACTTTAATACCACCTGTTTCAACTTCACCATGAGTTTGTCTTGGATTCATATCTACATTTTTAGCTTTAGCAACACTATTTTTCATAGCATCTGCTTTTCCTTGTTCGTAAAAGTGATTAGCAATAGCATCAGCATTCATTGCTGTGTAAAGAGACTTATGGTAACCCTTTGCATCGTTTATAACATCATTTTTATTCAAAAACTTTTTGACAAAATTATTGATATCACTTTGGGTTTCTTTAACCTCTCCAGCATTTTTAACATTAAATCTAAACTTCTTATCTCCGACATTATATTCAAAACCTTTGAATTTATCGTTAAAAACTTGATCAGTTTTATTTAAGAAAGTAGATTTTTGTGTTTCTATTACTTTTTCGGTTTCTTTTGATTCCTTGTTGTATCTATTAAAGAAATCTATAGCTTTTTGTTGTTCTTGAGTCAACTTTGACCCAGCCTTGATATCTTCATAGTATTTGGACTTTTGCCCGTCCAGGTGGCTTTTAGCGTCGGCAACTTGCTCTTTTAACGCTAATTTTTTTCTTTTAATATCTCTTTCTTCGTCTGTATCTTCATCGAAAGAGAATTGATCTTCCATAAGGAAGTTAATTTCTTCGTTATTTAAATGAGGTTTTGTTTGTTTGTAATACTCGTATAATAAATCTTGATTTTCCAACTTACTATAATCTTGATTAAGCTTTACATAATCATTTAAATCTCCACCAGTTTCTTCCATAAAATCCATTAGTTTTTGGATATTTTCTGGAATTGGTTTCCCAGTAGTTTCAGCCTCAGTGATAGCTTCAATAGTTTCTTCCGCAAGTTTCTCTGCGCTTTCTTCTACTTCTTCATTAGTTATTTCTTCTAAAACAGGTTGTTCAACATTTTCTTCTGTAGGTTGTTCAACATCCTCTTTTTTATCAGTCGTTTCTTCAATAATCTTTTCTTGAACATCCTCGGTTTCTGTGTTATCAACTGGTTGTTCATTTTCCTCTGTTTTTGGTGGATTACTTAAATCAACTTTAGTTATTGTGTCTTCAACAACTTTAGCTGGTTTTTTCATTTTTTCTTTTACTTTTGTAACGTCACCCTTAGGTTCGTTGGTAGCCTCTTCTACTACCTCTTTTTTCTTTTTTGCCATAATATAATATAATAATAATTAATAAAAAATTTTAACTAGGTTCAAATGCACCTAAATCAAACCCGCCACCTAATATATCATTACCTGCGGATTCAAAGTTTTTAGGTGGTTTTCCACTATTTCTTTGTTCAATCATCTCACTTTGTTGAGATGCTTGAATTCTTGTTCGTTCATCTTTACGATCTTCTTTTTCTTTTTCTTTTTGGCTTACAGTATCATTTTCAATACTTTTAAGTCGCATGTTATACGCAAACTCTAATCCCATTAATTCTTTTTTATGTTCAACTTCTTGCATCATTTTTTGAGATTCTAACTCTGCTTTCATTCTTTCAAGTTCAGCTTGAGAAAGAGATAATGCTTGGCTTTTCTGTACTTCAGCTTGAGCAGCAGCTTGAGCGGCTTTAGTGTTTGATTCAGTTTGCGCTTGTATATTTTCTAATTGCAATTGCCTATCTTTTTCATCTTTTTTACCTCTTCGTATTTTTAATAGTTTATTTGCAAGTTTAATATTTTTAATTTCTCTAATATCAATAGCATCTTCAAGTTCTATATTTTGTTGTTGTAATGCCATTTGAATATTATTTTCAAGCATTTGTTTTTCTTCTTCGTCTGGCGCTAATTCTATAAATATACCAAAATCATATAAATTAAGTTTCTTTATTTCATCTAGTGTTGCAACATTATGTGTACCTATAGCTTGAATAAATGCGTTTTTTGTTGGGGAATATTCTATAATATCTGATATTCTCAACGATAAACACTCTGCAATTTCAGCAGTTAAAAATAATCCAGCTTGCAATATATGTCTTGTTGCAGTATTAGAGTTTGCTGCTGCTAGTTTTTGAACACCCACTAAAGCGTTTTTATCTGGAGTACTACCATCTCTCGCTTCGTTTAATCCCGTTACATCTCTAATCATTTGTAAATAATAATTATATGTATGTATTAAACTTTGTAATTTTTGTCCTCCAGATCCAGATTGTATTTCTTGAATAGGTATTTTACCAGGATTCAAATCACCTTCAGATGTGAAACTTCGTCCAATCACGGAACCAGTTTGGAAGAACATATTCAAAGCTTCTTGTGGATTATAGTTAGTTCCATTACCTAAATCAATTTCAGCTAAACCATCAGCATCTAAATAAACACCATCAGGTGTCATTCTTGCCATTACTTGTTGTAACTTCAAATGTGTTAATTGAATCATATCTGCAAAACCAGTAATTCTACCAACCAAAGATTCTATTCTACCTTCGTACATTCTAGGAGCACAAATAACATAATTCATTTTAACTTTAGTATAATCACTTTTAGGACGCATCATATTTCTTGCCATCTCCCATTTAAGCAATTTACTAGTACCTAATATCATAGCACCATCATATAAACATTCTATAGATCGTAATAGTTTAGAATATCCACCTTCTTTATCTTTAGGAGGATTAAATGAGTCGTTTTTTGGTATAATTTTATCAGCACCACTACCTAACTCTTTAACTTTATAAACTTCATTCATGTACGTTTTATAATTAAAATATAAAACTTGAATTGTATTATTATCTTCTTTATCTACGGAATATCTTGTGTTTACATTATTTCTATTAGACGATTTGTTTTTTACTATGTCTTCAAGATCTGACTCCATAAGGTGTGGGAATTGTTTTACTAATTCATTTATTGGAATAGATTTTACTTCACCCACATAATATATATCTTCAAAGTAAGGAGAATCAGTATGAGAATAAACTAGATTAGCAGGATCAACATAATCTATAGTAACACCTTCTGACGTGTTAAACGTTGTTTTGGCTGCGCCTATACCTATTGTTGTTAAATCATAATAAAAACGTTTTTTAGTAAGTTCATAATTATTACCTTCAAACAAAGTGTTTAAAGCTTGCTCTTCAGCGACTTCTATAGATTGCTTATAAGACAATTGCATGTGTAACTCCACTTCTTCTTGAGTTTCAGGTAAATCATTGCTATTGTTCTCTGATAAATCCATGCCAAATTGCAAAGCAAAGTCATTAATGTCTTTTGTTTGCATATCTGAAAGTAACGCATCTACATACTTAGTTCGTTCTTTTACACCGTAAGGATCTTGAGAATAAGCTTTTATATCATACATTCTATCTGCCAAACCGTTAACCACTATATCTACAAATTTAGAAATAATTGGAACTGGTTTCCAATCTAAATTTAAATAGGACAAATCACCATTAACTGATAACTCATCCTTATATTTTTGAATAGATTGCTCTCCACGAGCATATAATCTTAAACTATGAAAATTATTATGGTTATTACTATACTTATTAAAACTTCTATTACTATTATTAAACCATTCTGTTTCTATAGCTTTAGCTACTTTTAAACCGTAATCATAACTCAATTTTTCTTGATCACTTACGGTTTGACTTGGGAAATAATTTTTAATGCCAGACTCTGCCATATTTATTCTTTAATTATTTTAGACATACTACCTTTATTTTCATACTTAGAAATATGTATGTTTAATTTTGGTTTTTCTATTTTTGCGTTTGGAGCATACAAATGCCTATTGTTTGCCATAATTGCTAAACCTGAACTTATAGAAGCGTCAAACTTTGTACGCTTAGTTATATCAAATCTAGTCCAATCATTTAATAGGGCATTAAAATATAAATCTCCAAATGTTCCATCTTGTTGCATACCTACGTGATCTTGAATATACATTTCGATCGCTGCGGCGTGCGCTTGTTTTATATCTTCACTTGAATTAGGTATTCCACCTACTTCTTTTTCTGCTACAGATAATTTATTCCATACTTTATCTGGTCTGTTCATACTAAATCCTCTATAACCTCTTCTTCTTAGATAATAAAGTAATCTAGGTTTATTATTCTCACAAAGTATAGGCATTCCATAAAATACTATTGCCATTAAAACATCTTCAAAGAATATCTCTGCTGTTGGTGGCCTTGACAAATACTCTAAAAAGAAACTATTTGCCGGAGCATCTTCCATTGAAAATCTTGTTAATCCATGAAGTGCACCTTTTGATCCCTCTCCGTCCACTGTCCCTGATATATCATATGAGTCACATCCAAACGCCCCCATATGCTCGTTACCAGGATATTTTATACCATTCTTAAGTATAACTCTATTTTGTAATCCAGTTTTTGGAACCCAACTTACTTTAAATCTACCGTTTTGATCTGGGTAGAATATAACTTGTGTATCTTTTACCCCATTCACCCATTGGAAATTACCTTTTGTAACCCCAAGGGTTCTAGACATTTCTTCGTTATAATCTATTTGTTCGTATATCTTAACTAGATTAAATATACTCCCTTTTGTTTCATCCCTAAATGCATGCTCAGTAGTTTTAGGGAATTGCCTATAAAACTCATTTAACGCATCATGATCTCCTTTTAAACCATCAGCTTCGTTTTGCC